TTCTCTTCATCGCTGCACTCACTAGCCGCTACAAGCTTGATAAAAAAATCAATACGCTGGAGCTTTAACGACTCCAAAAGGTAATCCTGCATTTCCCCTCCTATCCTCACTACGGGATATCCGTTGCCATATCCCCACAAAGGGATACGGCAATACTGTACATACATCCACTGGATATACATACAGTATAATATGATTTTCTTCCTGTAAAATAGTTTTTATCATTCAATCAGATGTGTCCCATATGGTGAGATAAAGGCATAAATTGTGCCCCTTCATCAGTACCACTGGCGCCATTTATCATCTTCCTGCAGCCTTTGGTTCCGGTAAAAGACACGCAGACCGGCACCGGATGGAATACTGCCGCCGCGCAGAAGCAGATCGATCTCCGCCTCCGAACCATCAAAGCCTCTCGATTTAAGTTCATACTCCAGCTGCAGGCGCTGCTGATTATCCACATCCTGCCTGTACCCTTTCCGGCGCTTAGGCTTAACCATCCGAAGCCGTGCGTTTAGCTCCCTCAGCTCTTTTTTGCTCATGCTATGGAGATATTCCTGCAGCTCCCGCTCATCCATACCCGCAATATCCGGTAAATCCTGTCCGCTTACGGCCCCGTTTTCGTTCATTTTTTCCACAGGGGGACAGTTATTGCCACGAGTCCAAGGGGCGCAAGCGCCCTGGTCGGCTGGCGCCTCCTGAACGTCAACGGCCTTACGAACCATTTTCCACTTCATCGCATGCGTGCAAATCCGGCCCTCAATAATCGGGGACCAGATGCCATAAATACGGATGCCGTGATCGCCATAGGCTGATGGCTCGTCATTGAGTTCATAAGCCGTGCGGACCAGGTGATGTTTACGCGGAACCAGTACGCCGCCCTGTTTCATGATGTAGGTGGCAAAACACCCGGCATCGGCTGCCGCCAGCACGGCATCCAGACGCGGGTTATCCAGTACCGGCGCACCTGCTTTTTTATCGGCCTGCTGTCGCGCGGCCTGGCCTGCCAGCAAACGCAGCTCGCGATAAGCCTGGCGGCCCGGTATACCGAAAAAGCGGAATTGCTGGACGCGATGCAGCGAAGCCCAGGCATTGACATGTTCGGCATTGTCCCGCAGTGATCTGCCGGTTTCTTTGCTGATTTCATTACCCAGGCCGCGGCCGTCGATGTTCTTACTGATGTACTTCGCGATGTAGCTGGTAGGCGTCCCCTTGCGCGGGTTGATCAGCTCAGATTTAAAGCGCGGGCCGGTATTATTTCCCAGCTCCTCGCGGTCCTCACGGATGGCAAATTTACGCAGCAGCGCAGTGATGGACTTGCGGTCTTTTTTGCGCATGAAGCAAAGCAGGTGCCAGTGCACGGTGCCGTCATGGTGTGGCTCAGCAACGCGGACGCCATACCAACGCAGCCCGGCTTTGTGCATCGCCTTGCGGAAAGCGGCGAACGTATGCACCAGATAGTCGCTGCTCTGCCGGACCGTTGCACTGGTCCATTTCGGGTTTGGCCTGCCGTTATTGAGCGTTGCGTGAAAGCGTGACGGGCAGGTGATGGTATAGAACACCGCGCAGTCTCCGCGCATTTCCGCGATTAACTCCAGCCCCTTAACACAGGCCATCATTTCATTACGACGGTGCGCCGGATTGCTGCTACTGGCGTTTACCACGTCTTCCATATCCAGCGTATCGCCCTGCTCATTGGTCAGCTCATGCGAGCGGAAGAATTCCAGCGATTTGCGGCGCTGTTCGCGTTTATGGATCACGGCCTCATAGCTGACATACGGGGACGCCTTTTTGTTAACCAGGCAGACGGCGCGCAGCTGTTCTTCCCGCCATTCACACCGCATCTGCCACAGCTTGCGATACCACCAGTCAGCACAGAGCATACGGGCAAGCGAACCCGGAATAAGTTCGTACGGGACCGGGTTACGGCGGTGCTTTTTACGGCGCAGCTGCTCGAAAGCAGGCGGGATAACATCAAGGCGCATGGCCTCAGCGGCCACCCTTTCCCATGACCGGCGGATCTCTTCCGGCGTAACGTCTTCATCCGCAAACAGCTCACCGCAGGCAGCATCCAGACACATGCTCATGTGTGCCGCCACCAAGGTAGATAACCGCTTAACCTGATCCTGGTTCATTTCCGGCAGAACCAGCAGGCCCTCCAGCCCGTCGTGGCTCGCCATAAACCGGAATGACGCAGAAACCTGGCTTGTACGCACGCGCTCCAGGCGTTCGAGGCACGGCCTGATGGTTTCACGCAGGTAGCGGGAATAGGCTTTTGCTCTGCCCAGACTATGGAAATATCTAATCCGCTCCAGCAGAGGCTTGCTGATATGGGACGGCATGGCGTTAACGTCAGCCAGAATGACCAGATCGGGATTAAAACGCTGCTGCTCGCGTGCCATTTTGGCATGGCTAATCAGCCGGTCCTGCTCCATTTCACGCTGAACAGGATCACGGGCTTTATTGTAGAAATAGCGTTCCCAGACCTCATCGCTCATCGCCTCACGGCGCAGCTGCTCCTGCTCGTTGTCGCTGGCGTAGAGAGCGATCAGGTTTGAAAGCGCAGACACCGGCGCAACTTCCGCCGGGTCCAGATATGGGTTAATCGCCTTTTTAGGTATATTCCAGGCAAAAGCAGCGGCGGAATCTTCTGCTCCGCCGTGCTTTTCAACTTCGTGATGACTCACGCGCGCACCTCATGCACGACAGAGCAATCAGGTCCGCCAGCTAGATCAAAGCCAGCCCATACTCCCGGCTTCAGTACAGCAATAAGTTCGTCAGCACTTTTTCCTTCGCCCGCAGCAACGCCGATGCTGCGCTTTACGTTAATGCGGTCATGAGTGAAATTTCGATACAGGGAACGAGTCAGAGAAGTGTCGCTGTTCGAAACAATGACCGGATGGCCTTCTGATGCCCGGCGCTCAAGGATAGACGCCAGATGATACTGATCATCCTCGGTAAATCCGTCAGTGTGGTAAGTGGAAAATGTACCGTCATACGGAGGATCGCAGTAGATAACATCCCCCGACTGGAGCATTGCCAATGTTTCCTCATAGCTGGCGCAAATGAAGGTGGCACGCTTTGCCTTTTCGGCAAATGCTCTGATTTCGCTTTCCGGGAAATAAGGTGCTTTGTAATTACCGTATGGGACGTTGAAATGACCTTTAAGGTTATAACGACATAAGCCACGGTAACCATGACGATTAAGAAAAATAAACATAGCTGAGCGGCAAACAGCGGGCCAATCACGACCATGATTAAACTCTTTTCGAATATCGTAATAGCATTCTGCTGAATTATTTTTAGCAAATAGGTCTTTAGCTATAGATATCAAATGGTCAGCGTCGTCTTTAATGACACTGTATAGATTAATTAAATCAGGATTCACATCAGCAACAAGATAATGAGGATACTCTGTCGCCATCATCACAGCGCAGGAACCCGCGAAAGGTTCAACCAGTCGCGGGCCTGCAGGCAGGTGCTTTTTCAGCTCATGCATGACGGCGGTTTTATTGCCCGCCCATTTCAGGATGGTGCTCATACAGCCCCCCCATTATAATGTTTGCCTTTCAGCTCTGCGATTTCCTGACAGGTGATGCAGCACTGCACGCCAGGAATAGCGCGGCGGCGGGCAGGCGGTATTGGTGCGTCGCAGTCAATGCACAAGACACGGGAAACGCCCGGCGCTTTACTGCGGGCGGTGTGGATGTGCCGCTGGAGTTCTTCTTCAACGCGCTGCTGTACGAGGTCCATAGAATCAGCCATCAGTGGATCTCCTGCGCTTCGTTCTGGATGTTTTCCGCAGCAACGCGCAGCAGCTCCGCCGCCTCAACGTGATTAAGCTGGCGCGATGTGATGTGACACGCCAGGCTATCAAGACGGGCAGCCATTGCCGCAGCACGTGCGCGGCGTTCTTCCATGCGGGCCTCTGTCAGTATCTGGTTAAGACCTGCATCATCCGGGCCGATTTTGTTGGAACGAGTTTCGATATTTCGCATTGTTGTTTCTCCTGAATTTTGGCAAAAGAATGCCCGGCGGGTTTACGCCATTAATTTCTGTTACTGGTTAATTCGGCATGGTTAGCCGCTTTGGAAATAAGCTCACCACTGCACGAAAATGGTTCATTGCTTTTATCAGCTCCCGCTTTTCGTCAGTCGTCAGCTCATTCATATTGACGTTATGACGATCCTGCGGAATCTTAGCCATAAAGAATATGGCGGCTAAGGCACGCTCATTCTGTTTATGGTTAATATCTCGCTGGTCCCGCATATCGCTAATAAAACGCTCCAGTTCAGGTTCTATATTCAAGCCGAACACTTTCGCCCTTAGCTCTGCAATATGATTCAGGCCATCCAGCCGATGCCCCGGACTTAGTGGAACAGTCGCAGAATCGCCTTCAATAGCCATGGTTTCCCCTGTTTAGTAGTACGCAGTTCAGCCAGCAGCGCATCCTGCGAGCGGCACGGATGCCAGCGCTTGCCATCCTTCCCCATGATCCAGCCATGCCCGAAATGAGGTGATGGGCTTTGCTTAACGAGCAGCGATGCGAGTGATGGTTGTTTAGTCAACATAGCCACCTCAGATCAAACCGAACGAGGCACCCAGGCCAGTGACTGTATCAATGGTGCTGGCCATCGCCGGGCTTGCCTGCAGGCGCGCCTGCAACGTCACTGCGGTTAATGCCATCAGTCGAGTAACTGAATTGATGCTATCAACAATCTGGCGGCGCCCTGCCGTTGTGTGCGCTTCGCCGGAAACAGCGCCAGCAGCTACGCGGCCGATTTCTGCCGTGGCTTTCAGTACGTAGTCCGGCATTTTCTCCCGAGCGACTTCGTTTAGCGGCACGCACGGCAGGCAGTGGATCTGCGCCAGGAAACCATCAACCAATGCGGAATCCTCTGTCAGATCAGTAAGCAGCCAGATTTCCGGTGCGGTAAGTTGGTGCGGCTGGTCCGGGTTTAGCTTATTGCGCAGTGTCTGGACATTCATTCCCGCGCGTTCTGCCAGTTTCGCCATGTTATGACGCAGCGCGAAAGCCCGGCAGGCCTCTTCAAAGTGTGGATGTTTGGAAATCCTGAAATCAAACATGTTTTTGGTCTCTCTATATCCCAAAATGGAACTATCAGGCTTGCATTGCGATTTCGCAGCCTTGAGCCGCTTCCATCGTCAATGCGAACATGTTTACTTCGATAAGGCTGTTTACCCCTTCCTTTTTACGAATTGGAAGGCGGCCTTCACGGATCATTTGGCGGGCGTAGCTGAGTTTGTAACCGGTACGGCGGCAGAACTCATCCAGGGTAATGAATGGTTCAGACACCACAAGATTGATGCTAGGGCGCATTGAAAAATTACGATTCATGATGCACTATCCCTCAGATTGTGTTTAAAACCTCACTATTCGGAACCATTCCAAGCTATTCCGAACACCACAAAACCGATGATAGGATCACATTTGAAATATGTCAAACACAAATGAAACCCCACATGGGGTGTCAAAATTTAATTTCTCATCTCAGAGCGGAGGCAAAGAGGCAATAACACGCATCCTTCAAGCCTATGGATTCAGCACTCGCCAAGCTCTATGTGACCGTCTTGGGATATCGCAAAGCACTATGGCGAACCGATGGATGCGCGACACTTTCCCGCATGACTGGGTTATCGCGTGTCATCTTGATACTGGCGCCTCACTATTGTGGTTAGCAACTGGTCAAGGCAGCCCCGGAATGAACAACGCTTCTGAAAATGGGTTGCGTTTGCAATATAAAGAAATCACAAACGGGATTATTTCAGACTCAATAGCTGTTCATTACGATTCGCATCTAATCCCTAATAATGCAACAAGCCCCTCTTTAGTGAAGTTTGAAGGCGATGTGTATCTAGTGGATGAATATAAGGGTGAAGTAAACGATGGAGTATGGTTCATAGAGATTGATGGATTTTACAGCGTTAGACGAATTTACAGATTACCAGGCTCGCGGTTGCGGGTTGAGAATGGGCCTGCGTCTTTCGAATGCGAAGTGTCCGGGATTTTAGTTTTAGGAAAGATCATAGGAAAAACAACTTTCACGGAGTGATTATGCTTACATTAATTGAGTTAGCGTTGGTACTTATTTCCGGCCTCACAATGGCTCACTTAACATCCAAAGAGAAGCAAAAAGGACCTTTTGCCAGCTTCATATCTCTATGTATCGGGCCTGCGTTCCTACTCACTCTTATGTTTGTTGCAATGTATCTCTCACCAACGGTACAGCATATCTATACAGTGGTTATCTGCTTACTTGCCGCTGGGAAAATTAAAGACTATCGAGATAATGCGAGCAATCAATAATGGCTGTAAGCAAATTACCCACTGGAAAATGGCAGGCTCAGGTTTTCCCAAACGGTAGGGATGGAAAGCGCATCCGTCGCCAGTTCGCGACCAAAGGGGAGGCTTTAGCATTTGAGCGCCACATAAAAGATCAGGCTCAAGATAAGCCGTGGCTGGGCGTGAAAACTGATAAACGCCGCGTTCGGGATTTGGTTACAGCTTGGTATAACGCACATGGCGTTACGCTTGCTGATGGTGAAAAGCGTAAAGGCGCAATGGAGTTTGCCTGTCTCGCAATGGGTGATCCCCTCGCTACGGAATTCAACGCTAAAC